TATGGACTAAACCTAGAAGAGTTTAGAATGACAACAGAGTACCCCTCTGCACAGTTCTACAAGTTCGCAACCCTAAAAGGGTTCAGACTCGTCTTTGCAGGTAAGGATAAAGAAACAGGTAAAGGGTTCTGTTCTATTTCCCCTAGCAAGTACAACGACTATGTAGAGGGTGTTCTTTATACCGTAGACTCTAAAGAGCTACCTTCGCCAATAAACAAGTCTAAAGTATCTGAAATGGACATACTTACAGACGAGGGGGGATTCGTTAGAGCTAAAGTTTACTATGTAGATAGTGAGGAAATGAACACGCCCTCACTCAAATACCTAGAACGAGTACATAAGAAATACCAAGATTACGGGTTTAATATGAAAAACCTCGAAAGAGCCTTAGAGCTTCTGACTTAAAAAGCTAAAACCTCGTACCTGCTCCGTAAATGATACCCCAAACAAGATCACCCTCAGCATTGTAAGGCGAAGTCGTAACCCCTGCATACATCGTGCTGTCTTGAGAGGTAAGAATCTTGAAACGGAAAGCACCCACAGGAAATAACTGCCCGTCAAGCGTCAAAGGTCTGCCCACAGAAGCACCTGCGTCTATACCCAAACTCTTAGTTTTACTGATCTCATAACTCATAAGCTCATAGCTCGCCCCTAACATAAATGTTGGAGGTGTCTGAGTCTCTACTAGTAAACCGTCTTCTGTTACTCTCTTATTAGGTACAAGTGGGAGATTAAACACACCCCATAGGGCAAAGTCTCCAAAAACCTTACGAGAAAGAATAAGAGTCGCTGAAGCAGTCGGTACAGGTGAAGAACCCTTGTCGTACCAACCGATAAACATTTGAGTCGTGCCGAAGCTCACTTCCCAATTGTTTTCCTCTACTGTTTCCTCTGCTAGAGTAGTCGTGGGAAATAGAAGAACTAAGCTCAGAATCATTAACGATAAATATTTCAAGATACACCTTCCTCTATCATTAACGAATGTAGAGTCCTGTACCATCTTCAAACCGATCTTTCAAGTCCTCTGCATAAACATCATTGAACTCTTTTACTACCTTTACGCTATGACCATGAGTGCGAATGAATTCCATGTCATAGAGGTCTTTACCATTAAGAGTGATACGAACCCTATTCACAGCACCTCTATGTTTAGGTTTTGGAAATACTAAGGTAACGGCATTAGACGCAGTAAGAATCTGCTTTAACCCAATGAAAATTTGAAGCCTACGACTACCACCAAGCTGTTGAACTATGGTGTTAGCAATGATACTCGCTTGTTTTTCAAGGTTGGCTACTCTTATTTCTAAGTCTCTAAGGACTTCTGATGCTGTTCTTCTCATAATCATTTCTCCGTATGAGCTAAAGGTTAAAGGAACACCTAATAGAGAAGATAAACAAACAAAAAAAGGGATAGAAAAGTATGCACTTGTTGTTAAGTATAGACTTTTCTATCCCCTAGAATCAGTCTACTCCAAACTTCACTAACCAACGACCAACTGTGCTCGCACCACAATCAAGATACTTAGCAATCCTACGCTGACTCCAACCCTTACCCCTAAGCTCTAATAACAAGTCCTTGTCCATCTTCTTCTTAACAGCATTGTTGCGACCTTGAAATCCAAAGTCTAACTTGTATTTCATACAGTCGGGTACATGAGGGCTAACGATCTCAATAAACCTCTCAGCATCTTCCTCTCGGAAATGGAACTCTCCTGTCTCACCTTTCCTGAGTTTCCATCTAGGGGATAAACCAAACTTCTCAAAGATTAAGTAAGCGTTCGCTCGACTCTCCCCTTTAGCTCCAAAAGTGATACAAGGCCAATGACCACTAAACCCATCATCAAGATACCACATCGCAAATGCTAACTCGTCTACTTGATCTACAATGTCATACTTAACTACTTTCCAACCCTTATCCCTTTCCTCATAGAACAAGTCTCGGTACTCATTCAACATAGGGTGAGCATGGGTGCGAAAGATATAAGAAGTAAACTCTCGACTCATGGCTGTGGTCAACTCGCCACTAGACCACTTGCCCCATTTCTTTTGCTTCCATTCAAGATACTCTTTCTGATTAGGTGCGTGGCGTTCCTCATAATGCGAAGCGTTCGTCCTAAAGGCAATACGACCGTCACCAAGCATTGACCCGATAAGGATTGACTTTAGCTCTCCCTCAATCTTAGGTAAATCAAGCCGATCATATTTCGCAACTGTCTCAATCTCATAGCGTAGTCTCCAACTACGAATACGCTTCATGCTTGAGTCAAGACCCTCAGAAATCAAAAGCTCGTTGATCTGTTTCTCGGTTAAGCATTGGTTCACATAGAGGTCTACAAACCTCTCTCTACTGATAGGGCAAGGTATCGCTCTCATAGTGACTCCATGTGATATAGGACACCTTTAAGTTCTCTTCTAGTTAGCAGTTCGTATGTCACCCCAAACAACGCAATAAACCCACAGATAAGGGCGTACAAAACACCTACGAAAATCCCCCACCCAAGAGGTAAGGGGAACACATACCATAAGACCCACCCTACAAAGTCGTCAAAACTAAAGTAGCCAAGCATACCCCCTACAATGAATCCTAAGATGCAAGCTGACCCGACACAAAGATACAGGCACACAAGAGTAAGGAGGAAATATCCTACCTTTGCTAAGGCAAGCCCGATACCTTCATATATGCGTTCAAAAGCGTTCATTCTCTGACCTCTCTTTAGGTTCTAGTGTGGTTGGTTGTGTACCATTCGTACCACTAAGAACCTAAAGAGGTCAAGATTTATTTCACCTAGATACGAAAAAACCTCATCTCCCGAAGAAGATGAGGCTTAATCTGAGATTACCTAAGCCCACCTAAGTAGGCTTATTTACTAGCTATTTCTTAAAGATTAGCGAGTAACGGTAAGGCGAGCTAGACCCTTAGGGTTGTAGGCTCCAATACCCAAATTCTCAAATACGCTGAATCCAATTGTACGAGCCTTTGGATCGTCAGCAGAGAGAACGGTAAGCTCAGTACGAACAGGAATACGACCGAACATCTCAGGCTCACAGCAGACGTAAACAGTTCCAACAGGAACGAGACGGCTAGTGATAATCTGAGCACCCCAAAGGGTAGCCTGAAGACCTGTCTTGAGGAGAGCCGCTTGGCTCTCGATGTCAAGAATATCACGACCAAACTTACGGATGTCAGCGTAGTCACGAGCATTCATAAAGACACGAGCTACACGAAGATCGTGACGCTCAATCTGAGCGTATGCGTCAGCGAGAACAGCACCGTTAAGAGGAGCGATAACAGGAATGTCAGCGTTAGTCTGACCTGCGATTGAGTCGAAGCCCTGAGTCGCAACAGCATCGAGGATAGCGAATACACGCTCGTCCTCTGCCGCCTGAATCTGAGCACGAGCCAAATCCTGTGCTCTCTCGATAAGATCGAAGCGTCTTTCCTTAATCTGAGTCAATGGAATCTCAGGGTTAGAAGCGATCTCAAAGAGAGGGAAAATGACACGACGTGGCTTGGTGATAGCAAGAATGTTCTCGCCTTCTTCACCAACTACGAAAGCAGTTACGTCAGGGTCTTTGTCGTAGATCGGCAAAGCACCATCAGGAAGTTGCTCTACGAGGAAAGTCTTACGACCAACACTCGTATAGTCACGACGAAGACGAAGTGGTTGTGTCATTGAAGCGGCTAGCTTGCTACGACCCTGTGGGGTCTTGATGTAGTCAGCAATGATCTTCTGCTTTACTGCGTTATCAACTGTATTACTCATTGTAGGCTCCTTTCTAATATCAGATGCGTTGGTCGTAGACTAACTCATCAGAGTTTGAGTCAGGAACAATTTTAAGAATACCGATAGTGGTAGCAGAAGCTTTAGCACCACCGAATGCGTCAGCGTCTGTAACAGTACCATTATCAGCAGATGTAAGATAACCGTTAACAGAAGCGATAAGTCTATCACCTACAGAGTAAGTAAAGTCAGTAGCTCCAGCAACATTAGAAAGATCACCTTTAGTCTCATAGAGCTTATTTCCATAAGTACCCTGAGCTGAAACGTAAGGTCCTCTGTTAGAAGCAACGCCAGGTTGATTCTCAAAGGCATTTCCTGCGGCATTGTTGAGGAAGACACCAAGAACAGCAACGGCATTCTGAGGTCCACCATGCTCGTTAGAGCCTGTATTCTGAGCGAAAGCAACAGAACCACTAAGTACGCCACGAACTAGACCGTCAAGAAGACCTGAAGCCTCAGTTTTATTGATTTCAGGCATAGCCGCACCGGTTGATGAAATTGGGGGGTTAGTCTGAGTGAATGCGTTCGCAGAAAGCTGACCGACAGTGTTACGAACACCAACGTGCAGAATTCTGAGAGCCGAACTTGACTCAGTAAACCCACCACTAGCTTGTCCAAGTAGAGCCATAGTATTTCTCCTAGAAGCTCATACTCTCTGTTTCCAAGAGAGTAGTGTGTGTTAAGAAAGGGGAGGGAAAGTCCCAACCCCCCGAAAGGGTTTCAATAATAAAGCGTGTCATTATAAAGGAACTAAAAGAACCTTTATTACATTTCTTAGCCGAAGAACTTAGAAACGTCAGGAGCAGACTCCCAAAGCTTGCTGAGTTCGTCAGAAGCAGAGCTTGCTTCACGGCTAATATTTCCGAGAGTCTTAACAGACGCTTGGCGAGCAGTTGTCTGTGGACGGAAAGAAGCAGACTTCTTGGTAGCAACAGCTTCCTCAGCAGTCTCCTCAGCTACTTCCTCAGAAGCCTCAGAATCCTCAGCTACTTCCTCAGCGGCTTGGAAGATGCGAGCGAGCTTAGGGTCAAGACCCATTTCGTCAGACATAAGGTCAAGACCCATGATGTCACTAGACTCAACGCTCTCGCTCATGTGGTGAGAAGCCACCTCGTCAGAAGCCACCTCGTCAGAAGCCACCTCGTCAGAAGCCATCATGGTATTCTGATTAGCCATGCTCTCCATTTCAGCGAGCATCTCGTCAAGCATCGCCTGCTCTTCAGACGCAAGCTGATCGTCAGCCATTTCCATTTCAGCTACACGAGGATTAGCAGGGGTAGGCCAACCTTCAATCTTGCCACGATTCTCAGAGTAGTAGTTCTTGTTGTAGAACTCTTTGGTCTTCTTGTTCCAATCACTATCTCTGTTGGCACGATTCTGAGCACGAACGTCAGGGTCTTGATAACCGAAGCCTGGAGCCGCTTCGCCATACTGATTGATGACTTTGCGTGAACCCTTAGAGTTACCACCTGAACCCTTACCACCTGCCATTTCCTCAGAAGCCATTGCTTCCATTTCTGCCATTACCTCAGCAAACTCCTCATCGCTAAGAATGTCAGAAGCCATGAAGTCTGCCTTCTTCCAAAGCTCTTTGTTTGCTGTGTAATAGTTGAGGTTGTGGAAATGCTTGGTCTTCTTGTTCCAATCCTTATTTCCTGTAGAACGGTTCTCAGCACGAGTATCAGGGTCTTGATAACCGAAGCCTGGAGCCGCCTCACCATAAGCATTGTGCTTCTGATAAGTCTTAGCTACAAGATCCATTTCAGCCATGATCTCAGCCATACGAGCTGAATCGCCCATGTGAGCCGCCTCAGCCATCATTTCAGAAAGAATAGCCATGTCCTCAGCCATTGCCTCAGAAGCGAGCTTCTTGGTTGGACCCTCAGACTCAGTTGAGTCAAGAGTCTCTACGCTCTCATCAGTACCCTCGTAGCCTGTCTCTTTTTGGACAACATCTTCAGCGAGTCTACGCATTTGACGAGTAAGACGAGCGTTAGCCGCTTTAAGCATTGCGATTTCCTCAGCGAGGTCTTCAGCAACGGTGGTGTCTTCAGCAGTTACGTTGCCAGGGCCGACATCATCGCCCTCATAGCCTGTAGCTTCTTGCATTTCGTCACCTGCTAGGAAATCAGAAGCAAGGCTCTGAAGCTTTGCGTTAATCTGACGAGAAGGCAAGTCCATGTAGCGAAGTGCGAGGTCTTCGATCTCACCCTGTGAAGCAGTCTTACCAAGACGGCTCTCAGCGATCTCGATGCACTTTGCCGCTTTACGCTCCATAGCGAGTTTCAGATTCTGCTCGTAAAGATCACGAGTCTCTGCGAAATCGTCAATGATCTCATCATCTGCCGCAGGGTGATCGGGAGTCCAAGCATAAGAAGCAGGTGCAGGACCACTCTTATATGGACCTTTGCGTACACCTTCTCCGAACTCGGAGTCAATGCCATAAGAATCAACAGAAGGCTGTGCCTGTGAAGCAGGGTGTCCGAAACTCTCAAAGCCAAGGTTATCATAACCAGGGAGCCCTGAGTTAGCCCTGCGGAAGCGATTATTTCTAGCCATGAGAAATATCCTTTCTTGTGGGGGGGTGGGCTTATCGCCCGTGTATGAATGAAAGAAGCTTGGAAAGTCGCACCAAGCGAAGGGAATCTTTTTGAGTCAATTTCTGACCATGAACACGTTCAGCGTCAGAAATAAAACTACCGACCTTACTATACTTGTCAGCAGTTTTTATTTGTCCTGCTATCTTGTATAAATAAGAAGGAAGATAAACGTCAAACCTGTCATTGACAAGTCTGATGTTTTCAATCGCTTGTCTCTGAGAAGAAGCGATTTTCACAGCACGATCAAGAGCCATAAGGTAAAGAGTCTCTTTACGCTTATTTGTACCCTCTTTAATGATCGTATCGTCTGTTTGAGTAGCGTCAGAAGTTGCAGGAAGGTTAACTGCTTTTTCGACAAGGCTTTGCTTAATCTCATTATCGAGCTTCTTACGAAGTCTCTCGATTAAAGCCTCAGTAACAACGCCCTCAAGTTGATCTAAGATTGATGCGTCAGGGTCTACCTTTGGTTCTTCTTCTTTTTCTTCTTCTTCTTCATCTCCGAAATCAAATCCGAGCTTAGAAGAAGCTGACTTGCTTAACCATTGAGCAGGAACTTCATTAAGAGTAGCTTCCTGTGGGTTAGCATCAGTCGAAGGTATTTCAAGCGTATTTCTAGCGACAGCTCCCTTAAAGGCAGGAACTGCAACCCAAGACGCTTCAATGAAAGTGACACCTGCTGTTTCACCCGTAGTCTCGTGACCACAAAGCTCTGCAACTCGGTGCTTATTTCCACTCTCATCGTAGAACCAATTTCCCTTTTCATACTTAACGTGTTTACACATCTGTGGCTCATCTGCCGCAACGTGTCCACATTTCGTACAAATAGTAAAGTCTACAGAACACCCCATAGACATAGCGTTCATTTCGCCTGATAAGATTTGGCGAACTAAGTCCTCGTGTTTTCTATCTGTGGCTACAAGAATATCCACATAAATAGACTCACCAACATCTCTAAGAACAGCGTCAATAATACGCCCTTTAGAAAGTTCTTCGACTTGAACGTGTTCCACAAAATTATGAGCCCCTACAAAAGTCTTATAAGACTTCTTGATAACCCCTCTTGACCAACAGTCGAGGTTGTTATTGATGTACTTATCTGTCTCTGAGGTGACTCGGTAGTCTGCGTATTTCCTGTTGATCTGCTGACCCTCTTCCTCAACCGAACCTGTCTTAGTATTAGGAACAGAAACAGCGTCTACAGAGCAGACGATTGTCGAGTGAGTTAAGAGGAAACGATCAGGTGTAAAAGGCTCGCCAAGTATTTCCTCGGCTTTTTTCTTGAGAGAAATGTCGAGCTTTTTCGCCCCCGAAGCAACTCGAATCTTATCCCATTCTAGCCCATGTAGCTGAGGTCGTACTACCTCAGCTTTTGCGTACTTTAGAAATCCCATATTTTATCTCCTCATAAGTTTTTTCATGTAGAGGCTCGCAACACGCTTCTTAGAACTATCAGTTATAAGAGATTTAGCAGAACCCGAAGAAACGGGAACGACCCCTCTACCGCCAGGGATAGAGTCGGGGGTATTTGCTAAGTTCTCATAGTCACCTGAAGTATCTAAGACTAAATCCTCTACAGGGTATCGTGAAACTCCATGAGGGAATTGGACATCGACCATGCCGATAGCAGGGAAAATCTGAACTACTACACCTGACTTGTCAGGCTTCCCTCCGAAATAGGGGTACACACGCATACCAATCTCAAACTGGCGTGCTCTCTGCTGATAATCTACATAAGATGTAGCTTGTCTACGCATAGGTGTATCTCCTTCGGGGTCACTAGATAAGCAGGTAGATATAAACATAGTATTAGAAATAAATTTCTGAGCTACAAATTTAACTGAAGCGATGCGTCTTGCACTTGCACGACGACTAAACCTATTACTATAGCCTCCACTGCTTGTTTCAGTGTTCAGTTCTTCCTCGATCTGTTCTAAGACTTTGTTAATAGTTTCAACATTGTCGCCCTCATTCGCCTTCTCAAACAACTCTTTGAGCTTTTTTACTCTGAACTCTAGTAGCTTCTTTTCATCAAGTCCCTTCTCTGCCTTATCAAGCTCTGAGAAAGAATCACTAAAGCTAAATTTATGTTCAAAACTAGCCTTCCTCATCTGAAACATAAGCCAAGCAAGTGCTTTCTCTCTAGCTTCGCCTGTAGGCATACCAAGAGCCTTGATTAACTCTTTTTTATTTGTTTTCAGTAGCTTGTCGTAGGCTTTCGTTGACTCTGAACCTTCATCATCATCGTCACCAAAACCACCACGACCTCCTTTGCTATTTCGGAAGTCTCCACTTGGGTCTATCGAGTACAAATCCACAACCATTTTAGAAATGGTTTCTCGGATAGCCTTTCTGATTTCAGGTGCTACGGGTACAGGACAATCCTTGGTAGGTACTTTACGACCTGCCGAGTCTCCGTTCAAAGGAATGTCGGGACAATACTCAGGGTCAATCACTTCCATCAAGTCTGTAAAGTCACCACGATCACCTCCAACAGCTTGGGCAAAGTTATCGTGGTCTAGCTCGTTAAGGTATTCTAGCTTTTTACGTCTTATTCTAGGGTCTGAAACAGACCCACTCTGTGCAAGCTCTGCGACTAACTGTATTGCTGTGGGGTGATTCGATTGTCGGGCGTGTTCTAAGAAAAAGGAATCTACTTTAGCAAGACCTGCGGGGACATCTGCATCACCCTCCATCAGCTTCGCCGCAAGCACTCCGTTATAAGACGCTCTATACTTAGCTACAGAAGCATCATTTCCTTGGTCTATTGCCTCTTGCATTTTCTTTTTATAACTTGCTAGAGCCTCCGTCCTCCTGTCTTTGTCATCATCTCTTGTCCCTCTAAACCTTAATGCTTGAGAAGCAACCAAACCCTCAACTTTAGCCGAGTTGATAACGCTGTCTGTCCTACCATTACTATCTGTGGAAGTAATGGTTAGGTCATCGTCAGAGGGAACTCCATAATCGAAGTTATCTAAGAATGCGGCTTTCATCGCCATAGTAGCAATGGTTGCCCCTATGTCACTAGGTTGAGAGCTACCACTAATTTTGTCTTCGTAGTCGTTATCTTCAATCGCTTGTTTTATCGCAGAAACAGAGTCAGTAAACGAAGATTGCCCCATAAAAGCGTCTGACAAGTTCTTAGAAGCCTCAAAGAACCCCTCTTGGACTTTCTGCATCTTGTCGGCAGGTAGATCATCTAGCTCACTTATAATCTTATCAACTGCCCTACGGAGTCGTGAGTCACCAAAAACTTCTAGTTGACCGACTGCTGATTTCAGCTTGGTAGCAAAGTCTCTCTTAATTAGGTCTGCTTCTCTACGTTCTAAAGTGTCTTCTTCATCAGAAATCTGTGTAGAGGTGTTCGCCTTATGTAAATCCTGTAAGAATTTGAGCGTTGGGCTTTCCTCAGCCAATTTCCGAGCGTCTTCCGTATCTCCCTCAAGGACAGCTAGACTCTCTTCTTTAAGAGACTTCGCTTTAGAGTCTTCTCCATCTTGTTGCCGACTATGATAATGAGGGAATTCCTCGTCTGAAATGCCTAGCTCTTTCTTAAGTTGTTTTATCTCGTTCTGTATTTCTTCTGTAGATTGCTGATTTCCCTCTTGCCCCTCTTGACCCTGACCTTCTTGACCCTCTTGAGTCTGACCTTCTAACTTACTTTCTAACTCAGCGAGTCGATCTTCTTTAGCTTTCCGTTTCGCTTCTAACCCAAAAACGTCTTTCGCCCCTGCTAAAAGCTCTTTTACTTTTTCCTTACGAGCCTCTAGGTTTCTCTCATTTCTATCAGAATCTTCCTCGTGGAACTTCTCTTTGAGGTCTTGAATCTGACCCTCTAAAGATTCTTTAACTGTCTCGTCTGTAGCTCCCTCAAGTTGTTGGTTGAGCTTATATAGCTGACTGTCACGATTAGCCTTTTCTCCTTGGCTCAAAACTTCAACAGCAGGAAACCCAACGCTGTCCTCAAAGTTCTCGGAAAGTGTCATTTCTGCGATGGCTTCGATAAACTCATCAGCCTCATTAGTAGGGCTACCATTTTGAGCGAGCAAGACAAAAGTCATAGGGTCTTCACCTAAAACTTTTTTAAGACCTACTCTTGTCTTCTTCTTCTTTGCCTTTTCTACTTTACGCTTAGTGGCTTCTTCAGAAACCTTAGCTTTTTGCTTAGTTTTTGCTAAAGACGCTATCGCTTTCTGAGCCTGCTGATAACCCTTGCTCTTAGAGTCATAGGAGATAGCTGTCGTAAACTTGACCTGACCTCCATTTTCTGCTTCAGAGTCATAGAGTTGCCTGTCACTACGACTTAGCTCCTCAACTGCTTGATTATAAAAGTCTGAGTTAGGTTCTTTTTTTTTTTGCTCGCCTTCCTCTGCCAACTTTCTTAAGTAGCGTGACGCAACTAGATGAGCCACTCGCTTATGGTTCATAGACAAGTCTCTATCACCCCCTGCACCTGCCCCTAAGTTTTCAAGGTCTTTGTCCTCAACCTTTACACGCTTACGCATGAGGTCTTTACGAGGTGGCTTCTTCTTTGGCTTCTTCTTAACAAGCCGTTCCATTTCCCGTTCCTCTTTCTCGGTCTGAGAGAGGGTAGCCATTCTATTTCTCTTTAGTTTTTTAAGCTGATCTTGAAAGTCCTCAAGATGTTCTTCGAGGCGAAAAGTCACCGAGTTATTTGGGTATTCTTCCTCAATCTCTTCTATTTCTTTTTTCAAGCCCTTGATTATAGCCTCTACCATAGGGATATACTCAGACTTGTAGAAGTACTCAGCACCCATCAAACTCGTCTCGTATTGGCGTGGCATTTCATTTCTAGCCAAAAGGTAAAGACCCTTAATATGAGAGGGTTTTTCAGGAGGGAAAAAACCGTCAAAAGACCCAAAGTAATCTGCATTCTCCATTTCAATATCAACATAAAGAGTATTCTTACCTTTATTGAAGTTATGTAAAATGATGTCCATGTGGTCTTCAAAGTCACTATAATCTTTTGAAGAAAGCTTCATGTGACGGCAGAGGTTAGGTGCTTTTATTTCTCTCAGACTAGCCATCTTCCTGAGATCAAAACACTCAGGGGCAAAGTCTTTTCTAATGACTCTAAGTCTCTGTGAAATGTCAGTACAAACATCTCCATATTTCTTAGTATCTCTTGCGTCAAGCCACTCAGCTTGAAGCTCCCTCATCATTTCAGCCTTGCCGTCTAGGTACTCATCAAACTTGAACTCTTTATCAAGAGAGACAGCTTCCTCATAAAATGCTTCAATGGTTAAGAAATGCTTCCTAATACAGTCGGGGCATCTCTTTCTTGGGTTATTGAGATGATCTTCCAAAAGAGCAGACTGCTTACAAATTTCTCTAAGATTGAACAGAGGGTTCATAACAGGGAGAATCCCTTTAGCCACTTCTTCTTTACTTGCATATCTCATACTAATAACCTCACTACCTTAATTTACATTATACTAAAAGATAAAGAGGCTATTAGATTAGAAACGCCCACCCTCATCTTCAGCAGGTGGTGTATATTCCAAACCGAGATTAGCAGCGATCTTCTCAATAACCTCAGAGTTCTCTGCAAGCATACGACCTGCTTCACCATAAATGCCACGCAGAACCTCATTGAATTGAGAGTCATTCATCGTCCACATATCACGTTCTAACTTCCTCTTTGTGGACTCAGGGTCTACGTTGAGAAGCTCAAGAATAATGTCAATGTCCAACGACCCCTTTTGATAAAGGTTGAACAGAGCGTCAAAGGTATCTTGGTTATCTCGCAAACCAAGACGAGTGAAGCTCAGAGTCGGGTGTACCACCACTTCCTCACCGTCTTCATCTTCCTCCACGAAGCCCATGCGTCTACACATTGGTTTCAGAATGTTTTCCTCAACCATTTCCTGCAAGACCTCTCTCATTAACATATAGCGAGTGTTAATCACCTCTAGGTTAATGCGATCTCCCGAATAGCTAGACTCACCCGATAAGAGTGATTCCGTAACCCCCAAGCCTGCGTACATCTGTCGGTCAGTCATATCATACTCACCCCCAAGATCAAGCAAGCGTTGGTCAGCACCCATTTCTTCCCAACTAATCTGAAAGTTAGCGATGATCGAGTAGTCGGGGTCTTGGAGTGCTAAGTCTACTTGCTCTCTCAACGCTTCCACATCATTCATGTCCATATCCTCTGCATAGACAAGACGAATAGGAGTCATGTGACGAGAAGCAATAGAGGTCTGAGCCTGTCGGAGTTTGTCTCGATACACCAAGATTCTGAGACATCTCTCAAGCATAGAGTGACCACGAGGTTCATACTGCGATTTCTTACGAGCCATGAAATAGCAGAAAGAACCTAATGTGGGGTCAGTATTAAGAGGAATATTTCGCCCCTCTCTAATCGACTCCACTACGTTTTCGGGCATCGAGTCCACGATACGCATAGCGTCAGGGTCTTGCATCGCTGAACGCTCGACTACATCTTTAGTCTTAGAGTCAGGCACTAAAGAAATGATCTTCTCATCTGTGAAAGGAAATGACTCCATGTG